GAATTAAATCAGCTTTTCCAATAATTCCGGTATCTGATTCTATTGTGTGTTTAATATCTTCCCCATTATATATTGTAGGAACATAATAAGTATCTTCTATTACAAAATGATCTTTTATTAAACTGGCTGCTTTTTCTTCTGCATCGTTTTGGTCTTGGTTTTTATCAACCCACATTGAATTTAAAACATCATACGCTAATACTTTTTTTATATTATGAAGTTTGGCAATGGATTTACTTGTATTAACATTGTTGTTTCTTGCAACAATATCTTCAAATTCTTGAAGTTCGGAAGCGATGTTTGCTTGTATTTCTTTAAAATCAATATCATTATCTTTTGCAAATTTTTCAAGTTTTTCTTGTTCTTCTTTTTGATCATAATTTATAAAACGATTTGTTATTGCTGTATTACCAAAGAAAGAAGATAATTCTGCAGTTATAGGTAGTCCTGCATTGCTAAGTTGTAACATGGCTTGTGAATTATATTCACCAAATTCAGCTTCTAAATTTGCTAACATTGCAACTCTTGTTTCAGAATCTCCACTTTTATATCTTTCAACAAACCCATCAGCCTCACTAATTGACATTACTTTTATTTTATATGGTGGTTGTCCCATATCAATTTGAGTTTCTACAAATTTATTAACTAATGCTAATTTTTTTTGTAAATAAAGTTCATTATTTTTTACAGCATCTATAGTTTCTAATTCTTCAACTAATTTTTTAACATCATTATTTGTTTGGCTTATAAATAAAACTGGATTTGAATCCATGGCTGTATTTCTTGCTACTACTGCTTTTAAATATATATTTTTTTCATCATTGCCTTCTTTAAAAGTTTTAACTCCAGTCTCTACTTCATTGTCTATTATTTCATTAAATCCTTCTCTTGTTTCCGATATATCAGCATTATTTATAGAATGAAGAATTGCTACATTAGCTATTGAATTTTTTAATGAATCATATTGTTGTAGCATTTTATTAAATACTTTTGGTTCTATAATTTCTTTTGCAAACTCCATATCAAAATCTATTTCTTTTCCTAAAGATGCTGCTAATAAAAAATTACTCCAATCATTCTGAACCATAGGTAATAAAACACCTTTTGCATCTTGTATTAAATCCATTCTTGTATCTAAGTTTAAATTAGGAAATTGTTTATCATCATTTAATTTAAGCCAAGCTAATTTCGGATTATCAATAATCATTTTAGTTGCTTCAAAACCCTCTATTCTGCCTGGAATAGAATCTATTAATTTTTTTAAATTAGCATTTGGTATTTTACCTTTATAATTACTTGTATATAAATTAGTTAAATCATTTTTCAAAACATTATAATCAAACTTACCTTCTGCTAAAAAAGCAGTTGTTAAGAATCTTTTTTCTTTCTCATTAACTCTATTATCTAATGATGTTAAAATATTTTTTGATATTTGTGTATTAGTTCTAAAAATTGCTTTTTGTACTTCAGCTAAAGCATAATTATTAAATAAAAATGCAGCATCTCCAGTAGTTGCATTTGCTTTATATTTTTCAATTAAAGCATTTGACTTTGTTTTTAAAATTTGATTTGCTATTTCTTTATTTTCTAAAACATTAACTTCATCATAAACTTTTTGCATATCAGTTATGAAATCATTTTCTAATTTTAATGCTTCTGTTTTATTTTGAGCATCATTTTCTTTTATTTTAAAATTAACAACAGCATTAGTTACCGGTTTTAAAGCACTAAAAATGTTAGCATCAGGATTAATTTTAATATTAGATGTAGTACCAGCTAATTGTTCTACTGATCCTGTCGCTGTAAATGTAGGTATTTTTGGCATTATACTTTACTCTTATTTGACATTGCTAATAAACTTGTTCCTGTTTGAGCTACTGTACTTATTTGTGCTAATCTAGCTTCATTTCTGGCAATAGTACCTGAAATTCTTGCAAAGTTTGCTTCTTCCATTTTATTTGCTGCAGCAACTTTTGAATTATATTCAATTAAATTTTTTTGTAATTCTGCTTCAATAGCATTTGATAATTCAATATAATAACTACTTCCAGTTCCAACTTGAACACCAGATTTTGCTAGAGCAACTGTAGTTTCACCTTCAATTTTTCTAAAATTTTTTTCAAATTGAGCAATGTCAAATTCTGCTTTCTTTTCTATTTGATCTGCTTGACCTTCTAAAACTTTAGCGTTTCTTTCATTAACTGATTGATTATACTTACCAATTTTACCTTGTGCTCGGTATTGCATAGCACCCATTGCTATTGTAAATAAAGGCGCACCCATTAGAATATCCTCGCATATCTGTATTGGTCTGAACCATCAAACCCATAACATTTCATTAAACCTTCGTTTTCTAAACCTAACCATTCCGCAAATCTTAAACCTTGTTTAAAATCTTTTCTGATTGCGGTTTGAACTCTTTTAATATTTTGTTGTCTGGCAACATTAGCAAAATCTTTTTTAATTGCTTTAGCAACTCCTATTGGATATTTCCACATTTCGTTTGTAGCAATTACCCAACCTTCTGCAACTTGTCCCCAAATTATTTTCATACCTGCAGCAAAAATTGGTTTGTTATTTACAATACCGGTAAAAGCTAATTTATCTTGTTCAAAAGTTTGAGCATCACCCATAA